GGCCCCGATAATAAACATTGGGAAACCAAAATGTTACCCGCTCTCACTCGTTATCTAAAAAATGCGACCGATAAAGATGAAGCTATTGAATTTAATACAATATGGCGAGACTGTGTAACAGATTACTTGAACAACAAAATACAGGAATTATTAGACAATTCAATTTCAACAATATTTAATTAAATTAGGAGCTGGTCATGGAAAATTTTGGATTATATAAATTTAGGATAATAAGAGATAAAGATAAAAATGCATGGTTCTATCAAATTACAGGGGATGGCAGCATTGTGTTACGTGAATCAAAAGAGTTTTTTCAATACGAATCCATAGCACGATTTGCCGCCATTGGGCATATTTCGTTATTAGAACAAGGAAAAGGTTAAGGGCATCCATTAATGCCCTTGAACAAACTTTACTCTTGAGTTCGAACATTTGTTGCGACGGGGCCCTTTGGTGAATTTCCCGGTTCAAAGGTCACCTTGTCGCCTTCTTTCAAGCTTTTGAATCCTGCACTTTGTATTTCTTTAAAGTGTACAAAAAAATCACTACCTTCAGAGGCGATGAATCCAAATCCTTTCCCATCATTAAACCACTTTACAATTCCCTTTCGCATGGTGCTCTTATCCTATCATTAAAAATCAAATCCTATGGGTCAAATTGGCGATCCTGGCTTACTTAAGCTATCACCCCACCTCACCCTACTGGTGTTTCAAAATCGCCTTGTATGGCGTCATTGTGCCATCAGCGTGATTACACATGCCATACTCAATCCAAACTTTAACAAAACAATTTAACGTCTGGTATGTCACAAGCCCCTGTAACATATCCTGTTTATCGTCTTTGCTCAATAGTCTCTCAGAAATTAGTTTAGGTGCAACCCCATAGCTAATCGCGAGCTTAAACAACATCCTTCTACATTCATCCACCGTCATGGTTAATGCGCCGGTAAATTATACTTCCTAGTTTTAATCATTTCCCTTAAATATTCAGGCATGGGGGCATATTTAATGGCCTCATGCTCCTGAATATGTTTCTCCTCGTTCGCCATTTGTTGTTTGCTTTGGGCCACATTGTCCATATTATCTGCAAACTCGTGTCTTTTCTCGTTTTCTGCTTTCCACTCGCTTTTAGTTTTGACTGGCGCTTTTGCTTTTGAGGTTGGCTTTTTTTGTGCGGATGCACAAAAGCTTTTCTTTTTAAAATCTTTTGAATTTGTATTTGTATTATTTATAGGTGTATCAAAACCAGTAACTGATTTACCCGCAGCCGAGTTTTCAGTGTTCTGGGTACTATTTTTGTCCAGACCTGTGGATAACTCACCAGTACACGGATTTTCAGTATCCTGGATGGGGACAAAATCACGACCATTTTTCACATGTAAATTCCACTCTTCAAATTGCCCTTTATTGTTTCTATGGGGGACTGGCTCTATTAGATTGTGTGCTTTTAATATGGTTAATTTATTATCAAGCTTATCTCTACCCCAACCAAAATGTTTTCTGATAACTGTCTTATAAAATTCCCATTGAGGTGGAAGGCTCATGAGATAAATATATAAACCCAACGCTTCCGCATCTTTTAGATTTTGGCAAATGGCATTAGGGATAATCGTATAATTTGTATCTTCTTTGGTAATAATGAATTTTTCTGTGGACATAAATTCCTTCTCCTATTAATTGCCTTTAAATCCATTAAAGGGGTTATTTTGGTAGTTTATATGAAGCAATAAGGTAAATTGTGAGCGAAATGAGGAAAGATGCGGGTTTTCTTTTAATGACATCATGGTATAATCGTTCCTGTATTAATGACTATTTGTATTAATGGTTATTTTTGTTAATGGTTATTTGTATTAATGTAAAAGCCCTATAAACATTGATGTCTAAAGGGTTGTCTTTTTAGTAAATGATCCGTCGCCAAACATTACATTTACATCGATTCATTAGCGGGCAGGGATGCTTGCCGCTTTGAACTAAAAACTATCCATCTCTTATTTGTCGTGATATATTCATTTTGTTTTTCATGATAGTTCCCTTACTGTGTTGAAGATAAAAAAAAGCCCGCATTTTTTGTCAATTTGCGGGCTTCTTCATTTTTGTTGTTCTTGTATAAATTCTTTTAACCATTGTTCTACAACCTGTACCTCATTTGAACTAAAACACATCAAGTTTGGATTCTTAGGGTCGCGCTCATGTACCGAATTCGCTATTTTTTCCAGCAAATGAACCGCCTTTGAATATAAATCAATTTCCATAAAATTCCTTAGTGCCGACGTGAAAATTTCTATCTTAGACCCATGTTAGCTCAATCTTGAACACAACGCCATAAATCACAAGTTCGACATCCGTGAAATTTTCGTCCTCCAAAAAGAATGGTACGAGGTGCGTGTTTACCAGAAAATCGACACCTCGCTATTTTCCAGTAATGTTTCATATTTCTCATGTAACTATTGAACATTAGCGCCTTCCTTGGGTGAATTTTTTTCTATCGCATTTTGGATATCATTGACAAGATTGTCGTTGAAGTAACGATGAATACACCACGCAGCCCAACACGCACGGCCACGTAGTATTTTATCAGGGCCATTTAGATGCTTGACCAAGGATTCCATAAACTCAATATGTGCTTTTAAACTACGCTTTGCTTCCAGTACGTTGTCATATTCCTTTGTCATTTTTTATCCTTAAATAATCTGATTAATACAAACCCTAAACAAAATGATTCGAGCAATTCTTCCTTAAAGCTTAAATTAAAATGAGGAACTATAAGCACATTTATAATTATGGCTGCCAAAAAAGCTAGTGTGTAATTAATATCTTTTAAGAACCAATCAAAAAAATGTTGCCACCTAGTTTGTTTTGCTTTAAAAGTAACGGTCGCCTGAACAATTCGGAGCGGGAAATGGCATGGATGCTGGGAAGCTTCCAAGCTTGAAAAAACATTGTCACAATCCAAACAAAAAAACACATTCCTTTTAATGCCCATTTTCCTATTCCCCGCATATCATTATCTTAAGTTTTTCTTTCATATAACCTAAATTATGCTGCCCTTCAAGCAAAGGTTTCATCATCAAATACCAATCGCCGATTTGATAGCAAATATGATCTCTTTGTTTTGAGGTAAAATTGGGGTGACCTTTAATTTGGTATTGAGCCTCTGATAAACATGCCGTTAATACATCTACCAAAATTTGACCCACTTGCGGATAAAGACAGTTATCACCATGAGGTGCATATTTTTCGGTAAATTCAAACATTAACTTAACCATTTGCGTTTTTAATTCATTAAACGCGATTGCTTTTTCAGTTGATTTACTCATCATCACACCCATTTTTTAATTTTTTAATACCATCCGGTAATGGTGGTTCTTCTTCAAAAGAGGCGGTAGCGCCTACACAGACCAAAATTCCATTTATTAAATTTTTAAGCATATCTTCCCTATCGACAATAGAATGATCGGCTCTTCTTATATTATCCATGAGGACAATCCATCGGGCAGCAAAATCTTGTAAAATGGTTCCCATATAGGACAAAGCTTCATTACCCGTTATTTGCAAATTAAGAGTTTGGTTTGCATCTATTGCAATATTCCATACTTGCTCACATGCTTGTTTTGCAATGTCGTGCGCTAATCCTTGCCGTTTTTTCATTCCTATTGGCAAATCATCATCATGAATCACTGTCATTTTCTTCATCCTCACTTTGGATCGTTTTTTGTCCATTCCGTCTTTAATTCACCCTTAGTCAATCGCTCAAGCTTATATTGAGCGTCCTCTGGTACAAACCCCCATTTCAGCCAATTACCGAGCGTTGATACAGACATGCCCGTCACCTTTCTAAAGTTGTATTGGCTGCCGTAATAGTTTTTTACATCTTTAGGTTTCACTAAATAACCCTCCCCTTTTATAAGATTAAAAATATTATATCACATGTGTTGACATGATCACAATACTTGGCATATACTGGCCTTACGTCAATACCGACGCAGTACATACACTAAAGAGGTAGTTACAATGAGAGCTTTTAATATGATTGAATTTACACAGGATTTAAAAGAATACATTAAGGAATTGGAAAAGGTAAACAAGCAATTAGCAAAGCTTACCTTACGAAAGGAAGAACTAACCGACATGATCATCTCTGCTATGAGTCACAATCATGAAGGCCAACGCACTTATGAATATGATGTATGGAAAGTAGAAATTAAAACTCCCATTACATATTGTTTAAATAAAAAGCTCTATGAATCAGGTAACATTGTCCTGCCAGACAATTTCAATCCTATCAAAGAATCGATATCGTATTCAATCGATAAAGGGCTATGCGATAAATATATGTTAGATGCGCCTAAAAAAGTACAGGTGGCACTAGCCGAATTGATTGATAAAAAGCCCGGGAAGGCAAGCATTACAATTAAGGAGAGATTCTAATGTATTATCCAATACTTATTATAGGAAAACCGGGAAGCGGCAAGTCTGCTTCTCTCAGAAACTTAGACCCAAAAACTACTTTTGTTATTAGTGTGATCGGAAAGTCATTGCCTTTTAAATCTTTTCGTAAAGATTACAAAGCAATAACTGGATGGGATGATAAAAAAGGTAATTTTTACATCGCTGACGATATTGTAAAAATATTGAAATGCGTTGAAGTGATTAATACAAAACGGTTAGATATAAAAACATTAGTCATTGATGATTGGCAATACATTTTGTCTCATGAGTTTATGAGGCGAGCTAAAGAAAAAGGATATGAAAAATTTACTGATTTAGCGCTTACTGGATGGCAGTCAATTATATCCTTAAAAGGGTTAAGGGAAGATTTGGCATCAATTATTTTAGCTCATAGCGAATTAGATCATTATGGATTCGCTAGACTTAAAACAATTGGGAAACTACTCAGTGAGAAAGTGGATTTTGAAGGAGAGTTTGAGGTATGTCTACACGCTCGCATGAGTGACGGACAATATATATTTCAAACGAACCAAGACGCTGAATTTATGGCACGTAGTCCTATGGGTATGTTTGATAATCAATTTATGGAAAATGATTTAACCGTTGTACTCAATAAAATTAATACTTATTGAGCTTTTATTAACTTGTAAAAATTACTTTAATTATTGGAGATAAAATATGAGCGCAAGTTTTTGGGATTCAGAAGTAGGTGAAGTAACAGGCAAAGCACAAGATGCGTTTGCAAAACAATTTACACAAATACCGGATGGCACAAAGGCTCTCGCTAAAATTGAGAGCTTCACCAACCAAGTCTATAAGGATTCAGGATTTAAATATTTGAATATCGAGTGGATATTAACGGATGGTGATTTTAAAGGAAGTAAAGTACAGCAAAAATTAAAAGTTTATGGTGGGGATCAGTATGATAAAGATCCCATGAAAACACGTCATCGTGCTTTGAACATGCTTAAGCTTTTATATCAGTTATTCAATATAAAGCCAAAGCACACTAACCCACCCACTGATCAAGATCTAGCAGCGTTTGTCAATAAAACTGCCGGTATCAAAATTCGTGAAACAGCCCCTAATGATAAGGGTAAACAATATAATTGGGTTGCTGAGGTACACGCATCACAAGGCTTTAAAAGCGAAACAGGTATGGGTATGCCAATAGTGGCTCATGCTGCAATCAGTAATTATGCATCAAACAGTACGTTTGATACGAATGCTTCGCCTCCAGTCTTTGATGATAGCGACGTACCTTTTTAATTCCTACAGGGCGTAAAAGTGATTAAAAATACATTATGTAAAAAGATAGAAAAAGTACAGTCGCGGGATGATAAAAAAACCCGCGACTATATTGGAGCATCGGGTATTGGCGCAGATTGTTTGCGCCAAATCTGGTATGAATTTAAAGGTGTTGAAGCCGAATCAGTGCCTACAAAAATACGTAGGACATGGGCTATAGGTCGGCATCTTGAAGGTTTAATATTAGATTGGTTAAGTGAAGCTGGCATTGAGATTGCGCGAACATGGGCTGACCTTGTAGCGGATGAAATGCCCTTTTTCAAAGGCCATCTCGATTCTGTATGGATGAAAAAAGGTAAACCATTTGCTATTATCGAAATCAAAACTGCAAAAGATACCAGCTTCAATATTTTTGTTAAAAAAGGGCTACGCACTTGGAACCCTCAATATTATGCGCAAATACAATCGTATATGGGTATGAGTGGAATACACAGTGCCTATATACTTGTGCTTAACAAAGATAATAGTGAAATTGCTGACGAATTAGTAACGTTTGATGCAGCATTTTATCAGACACTACGAAACAAGGCTTCTATGATTGCGAATGCAAATGTTCCGCCACCGAAGATAAATGGTTCTCCGTTGTGGTTTCAATGCAAGACCTGCAAGTTTAATAAGGTATGTCATAAATAGGATTAAAAATCATGGATAGACAATATAAATCTTTAGAGTTTAGAGCTACTAAATTACGCGATATATTTTTAAAAAATATTGATGATTTTTTTAAAGAGTATAAATCTGAAAATATTATGACTCCAATTACTACTTTGTTAGGAACAGTCATTATCCTACTGGGGGGAATGGATAAAAATAATAAATTTGGCGATGATTTAATTAAACATACTGAAAACATGCTTAATGACACTATTTTATTATTAGAAAAAATATCAAATACTATGCAATAAGGAAACAATAATGAAATTTTTAGAATCCATAACATGGCTAGGTAATGATGTGCTAATTCCGATTGCGAACATTGAGCATATTATAATGAAAGCGAAGGATGATGAAGGTTATCAAATAATTATAACAGGACAAGGGAAGCTGGGATGGGAAGAACATTTTAAAAATGAAAAAGAGGCACGTAAGCGGTACGAAATAATTAAAGAAATAATAGAGGCTAAATGATGGCTATCAAGACAGATGATTTTTACCCGCCAGATGGAATGATGCAAATTCCAACTTGGGCTATAACAGATATTTTTGAAAAAGGATATGCCTACCTTCCTATTCCCGGACGTGGAATAAGAAAAATAACTAAAGATGATATTCTCTTTAAAGCAGAAGAAATTCACGAATTAGAAAGAAAATTAAAATCCGGTGAAATAAAATTAGAGAAAAAAAATAATGAATGAACTAACCAAAAACAAAGAACCAACCGAAATCGCCCCACGGGAACAGGTATTAAACGCCCACCAATTCCTAAAAGATTTTTTAGCGAAATTTGATCACGCAGAACGCGGTGGTATCCATGACTTTATGGAAATTGCATTATTTAACATGATTAACCTATCTATCAAGAATATTGATATTTATTTACAAAGTGGTCATCACCAAGTAAATGCGACTGAGATAATGCATATTGTTGCTGATTCTTATCAAAAAGTATTGGATGGGATTAAGCGTAATTTGGGTGAAATGAGGCCGGTGAATTTTAGATGAAAAAATTATTAAGCATGATAGAAGAAGCATCAGAAACAGCAGATAAATTAGAAAACATATTATTTGATATAAAATGTCATTCAGAATGGGAAAATGAACTAGATGCGGAAGAATATTTAAAAGAAGCATTAATTAAATCAATCCATTCTTACGAATGGGATATTGATTGTGAATCAAATAAAACATATGAAAACGAGCCTGAAAAAAGAAAAGCTTTTTTCTTAGGTGTTAATTCAGGTTATTACTCGGCTTTATTCTGGATGGCAGATTATATGGGATTAGTAAATTATTTTGAAAAGGAAGTTTCTCCTCTTTTAAAATTTAAACTAGAGTCGGTCAAGGAAATAAAAAAATGAAAGAAATAGAATTTAAATGGGAAAGTATAGGAACTGATATATATAAGAGTGATGATGGTAAAATGGGATATGGTGAAGTTACATCTAGGGCAAAAGTAATTGACGGATGGGTTGTTAAAACAATTTTTCATAATAATATCGGAAATGCTTTATCAAATATGGTATTTATTTCTGATATAAACCATGAATGGAAAGTAAAATAAATGATGCAATTGCGACCCTATCAACAGGAAGTATTAGACAAGCTAAAGATAAGGTTAAAAGAAACCGACAATCCCTTATTGGTAAATGCCAGCGTGGGATCGGGTAAGTCACTCATTATTGCTGAATTGTTGCGCCTAATAGAGCGCAGTGGTTATCGTGCTTTATGCTTAACAATGAATAGTACCCTGATTCGCCAAAACGCCGACACCTATATGAAACAAGGCGGTCATGCAGGCATTTATTGCGCATCACTTAATTTAAAAGATACTACCCAACCCATTATTTTTGCATCACCTTTATCAGTCAGAGGTAGCATAAAAATAGCTGGTAAACTTTCAAAAATACCATTTAATCTTATCATAGTTGATGAATGCCACAACATTAACTTCAATGATAAAGACACAACGTACATGCGCATATTTAATCACTATGCCATCCAAGCCCAAACACTAGGGCATAAGGTACGTTTTGTTGGCTTAACGGGTACGCCCTATCGTGGCAAAGGCCATACTATTGTTGGCGAAAATCTTTTCTTTAAAGAAGAGGTATGCGCTATCACTGCCGATTGGTTGATTGAAAATACTTATCTAACGCCTCCTACATGGGGATATTGTGAAAAAACGCTCCAATATGATTTTCACGAATTAAAAGTTAATGCTATGGGTAAATTTAATTCTGTTCAATTAGAGGAAGCTATCCATAAAAAACCTCGTCTTACCGGTAAAATAATGGCTGAGGTCGCAGAGATTGTTAAGAATCGTAAGGGCGCATTTATATTTGCATCTAGCGTAAAACATTGTCAAGAATGTGCAGAATGGTTGCCGCCTGAAGAAACTGCAATTATTACCGGCGATACACCAGATAATATGCGTGAGCTTTATATTAAAAAAGCACGTGCCGGGATCATCAAATACTTGATTAACGTTAATGTTTTGAGTACCGGGGTGGATGTACCTACCTTTGATACTATTGTCTTTGTCAGACCCACAGAATCACTTGTGTTATATATGCAATGCTTAGGTCGGGGCTTACGTCTTGCGGATGGCAAAACAGATTGTTTAATTTTGGATTATGCCGGTAATCTTGAGCGACACGGTGATATAGATAATTCTATTATTAATAAAGCGATTCAACCAAGAGATCCAAAAGATCCCGATTATTGTATTGAATGTTTCAATTGTAATTCCATGAATACCCTTATGTCCCGTCGATGTATCGGCACTAAAGACGATAAACGTTGTGACCATTGGTTTGAGTGGCGAGACTGTCCCGGCTGTGGAACAAAAAATGATATTGTAGCTAGGCAATGCCGGTCATGTCATACAGAATTAATTGATCCTAACCGAAACTTAAGCAGCTTAGCATCTTCTAAAAATAAGGTATTTTTATATGTCAAAGAAACGCAATATGCTCTAACCATCGTGAATGGTTTCCCACGCTTTGATATTCGTTATTTAATTGACAGTAGCAACAATCCTACATCTTATCAAATCGTACAAGAAAACTTTTTATTAAGTAGTGATAAAGCAGTTAGATTTTTTTATCATACAGTTGTACAATCTCATTTTGTGCATACTCACCAAGCCTATTCTCGTTTGCAAAATATTAAGTATTTAAAAAGCGTTATTGAAAATGGCGAGTTACATTCACCGAGAGCAATTCAGTGTGTAGAAATGGATAATAATCGTTTAAAGGTATTAGAAAAGTATTTTGATCACCCCATAATGGAAACAGATTTACGTCAATTAGATGTGATATATACATTCTATGATTTTGATAAATTAAAAAATACAGTCACGTTTGAATATTTAGTACGTGAAAATGAAATATTTAGTTTGATTAGAGATAGTTATAAATTAAAAACACCTACCTCTGCAAAACGATATGCAAAAAACTATGGTTCTGTATCTATTGAAGATAATCAGCAAGATTTGCTTACACCTTCAAAAATATGGGTCGATATTAATAATCGTATGCAAAAATTTGTTGAGGATGCCCCTAAAATAGACCGTGATAGCCGATTTAATTTCGTATGTCCCCGTGTCGATCTAAATTGTGCTTTTGAAAAATGGTGTGAGATTGTTAAATTTCAAGTATTTAATAATGCAATTGCATATGATAGAGAAGATAAATTTTTTAAGGTATTTCGAATTCATATATATGCATACGGTACTTTTGATAATTACTATGGCGAACCCTACAATCGCCTCATTAGAATTTCCTGTAAAATATCTGAAAGTGACCTTGATAAAATACAATCAAAGGAATATCGCTATTTACAAGTAATTGCTGACGGTCGACATGGCGAGGATGTAGATCAATGGAAAACAACGGAAGGTAGAATTTTTATGAAACAGAATTGCTTTAATTGGCGATCATAAGCTATAATTAATTGACTTCGGCGTGTGTCTTGCGCATGTGATATCCACGGATGCCCCCTCGAAGTCTTTTCCAAAGCGAAAGCTGAGGACGGTAAACCAGTGAAATCGTAAATTCGATCATGTACTGAGAGACTATGAGAATCAGCGGGTTTCAAAATCCCGCTGATTCGCCAATTTTCCATTCATGATTTTCATCCGGCATAAAACACATTGATGTAGTCAGTTTATCCCTCCAACGAATGCTATGCGATACAAGCCAACCGCCGTGTGTTTTAGCCCTAGCAGTTGAAAAGGAGACAACTCCGTTTTCTTTATGAAAAATATCTTCCCATGCTAATTGATTATTGATTTCTGTTTCGATCTCTAATCCATCTATATTAACTTTCATTTTTTAATCCCTTCATATTTAGCTTTTTCTATTTTGTCTTTTAATTCATCTTTTTCAAAAACCTTTAATAAAAATCCAAATCTTTGATTCAAAGAAGTAGTTTCTTTAATTAATTTTCCAATCTGATCCTCATATTGTTTATAAATCTTTTTTGCTTCATGAGTCAATTCTGATAAACATTCAGTCAATTTTTTCTCCATAGCTTCTTCAAACATAAAATACTCAACTCCTTTTTTTTCCTTGATTCCTTCTATTCTTCCATAGTAACTAAATTCCATATTAAATCCTTTTAATATAAATAGATGGCCTATTTTCCCGGGGTTAGCAATCCCAATTTCTTGTATTGCAATTTAAGTCGGTATCGTCGGCCATAAAAAGTGGCAATCGGCCGGAATTGCACCGGCTATATTTGACCGTCACGTTGTAATGGTTAGTTACGGCGATCAACCCGTCTCTAGTGACGCTGTACCACTCAGTCGGATAATGATTTCAGCCGCTAAGCCTATTAACATTATTTCATCCGCATCAGTGCGTGTCTTGGAACATAATTCCTCACTGTCCACGCCGCGATTGCCATAAACTGGTGGCCTATTATACTAAATAGCACGCCGCTAGGACGGACAAATGCTTATTGGGAAATCCCATACTTAGTATCGTCGGCCATAAACTTTTAAACCCAATGCAACACATGCGATAAAACACCCCATGTTCCTACAAAGCCGCCTATCATAATGGTAAGTAGCCATTTAAAATTTGAGTCTATTTTCCTATCTAAAGTATCAAATTTAAAATCTATTTTATTCTCTAATGCAATAAATCTATTTTCTAACCTAGATAATGTATCTAAAATATGTGAGCTGGTCGTCTCTAATATTGCGATACGTTCATCATTGCTCATTTTGTTACCTCTATTTTGCAGTGCCATTTTTAATCCTTTTTAATAGGTGGGATGTTCCAGCCTTTCACTGGAAAGCCAAGTAGGTGAATTCGCAGTTGTCACCGTCAGCGATGTTTTAACATCTCAGGCACCTAAGACAACTATGCAGCAAATTCTGCACCTCCATCCCATAAAAATTATAATACTTTTATATAGATATATCGATATATATTTATATATCTATTCATCTAAATATTTATTCAAAGACTCAATTAATATATCTCGTAAATTTCGTTCATCCTCAACCATTTTACGTTTAACCTTCTTATAAAGCCCTGAAGGTATATTAAACAAATATGGTTTAATGATATCAATATTCTTTGCTAAATTGACATGGTTTGCTTTTTTGTCAAATTCAACACCTGATTTAATGAGTGCCATGATGAAAATCCTCTAGTTCGTTGACAATAGATATAATCTCTTTTTTAGCTTCCGTGTTTGATTCTAAGACGGTGCGACCCTCTTGTACTGATTTGGCATATTCTTGGCGTTGAAAGGTGCCATGTATAAATACTGAAAGGCCAAAGGTCAATAATTGTGTAGTAATCTCTCTACTTAATAATGTGCCTTTAATATTTCGGCATACTACAAAAGCAGCTTTAAGCTTCCCCTCGGTAATCTCAATTCGTTCCTGAACCAGTCGCACTAAATCTTCAGTCGCCCAAATGTCATACGGGGATGGTTGCACGGGAATAAGAATTATATCAGCGGCCTTTATAGCGCATATCGTCAATGGCGATACTCTTGGAATACCATCAATGATAATTCGCTCGTAACGATCTTTAAATTTCACCACGTCTTTATCTAAGGTAGTGACAGGTAAGCATGTTAAATCTATTAACTCGCCTCCTGACTCCTCATGCCAGCGTAACGCTGATCCTTGGCTATCAGAGTCCACCAGCAACGTTTTAAAGTCACGGTTGGTATACTCACGCGCCATATTAACCGCTAGAGTAGTTTTGCCTGTTCCACCTTTTTGATTTAATATTGAAATAATCATGTCATAATGCCTTTGTATTTACAGCTCTTGCAGAGATAAATGCGTCTAAATCTTCTATTTTATATTTTGCCAACCTACCTATTTTGTAGAATTTCAAATTATATCGTTTTGTACAAGCCCAGTTGTGAAGTGTTTCTGGTTCTACGCCTAGATACTCGGCGGCTTGTTTACGGGAAAGCAATGGTGAGATATTTATTTTCATAACATATACTTATATAATTGAACATGTGTATAATTATATAAATGTATATAAATGTCAAGATAGGTGACTGCTTTTATGGGTGAATGGATACACATAGGTATTTCTTATCCTGAGTGTCATACAAATGTATTACTAACGGATGGAAAAAAAATTGGATTTGGTTATTTGTCTATAGATAGAAAGATAAAATATTGGAATACTCATCAAGATTTAGGATGGATTACTCACTGGATGCCATTACCGGAACCACCCTAAAATTAAGTTCTACGTGAAACTATCAATTTGGTATAAATTGGTAGTTAATTGGTCTTTGACTTATAATCTTTCAAATAAGTTTTGATAGCTTCACGTGCGGCCTCAGTTCCCCATACACAAACTGTTTCATAGCCCCGCTGCGCTTTCCTATCCAAAAAAGCCTGTTGCTCTTTGCTTGGTTTATTTTTACCCACCTTAAGCTCTATCCATAAACCCGCTTTTCCATTTAGGGGTATCGCAAGAAAAAAATCAGCAATACCTCGTTTGACACCCATTTTTTTTAATATAAGCCCCTCTTGAGGGCTGCAACGCCTTTCATTGGCAAAATGATGAAAGTCATCATCAAGCTCAGGATAGTGATACTTAAACCAATTCACCGTATTGATATGATCTATACGTTCAAGTTGGGCCATATCTAAATTCCGTATGGCTACAAACACTACAAGCTCTACGGTTTAGGCCTGTCGCTTTAGACATTGTCCATCTATGTAATTTAAAAAGTCTGCATAGTAAGCGATATATTATTTTCATTTGCCCTCCCTGAGCATAACTGCAACATCTTTGGCACGTTGACCGACTTGGGTTGCCCACTTGCTATTCAAGGCTTCCTGAGCGGCTAACGTATAGTTTTTCATTTCTAACGCATTAATCATGCCTTTAAACTCTTTAAGGCGTGTGAGCCCAAGGTTAAAGCACATATTGATTAAGGCCCCTTGTACACCTTCCGGCTGATCAATATACCATGAACACTCAAGAAGCTCTCGTTTACACCGAATAAAATCATTATTAAATAGGTAATCCGCCTCTTCTTGAGAAATCCCATTAGCACGCAGGTTTCTCCCCCATCCGATTGTTTCGTTTCCTGTCGTATCGAAGTAAAGATGTGAGTCGAACCCCTCGCATCGTTTGATCCATTCCTTTAAATTTTGATTCACAATAATCCTCCTTGTAATAATACCACCCAAACCAACGAACAGCATAATACATGATGGATGCATCCATTGTGGATATACCATCATTTTTAAGCATATGATAGAAAATTAAGTCCGTTTCTTGTCGTGTAAATTGGCAGGTTTTTCTATAAAACCAGTCATGAACGATAGCGGGGCGAATTAAGGATGAATGAGCAGGAGCCATAATTATCCATGCTATTTTAGGAATACTGGCAAGATCGGTTTCAAAGTTTGCGGGTATTTCAAATTGACGGTCATTGACAATAAATTTGATATTTTTACAAGTATGATAATGATAATCGTAATAGGGTTTTATACAACTCGAAGTTAAAAACTCCGTATGGATGCGGTCTGCATTAGCCACGCATCCAGTTAGAGTCAGCCATACTAAAAGCATCAATCCTTGACGCTTCACAGTATTATTTTTGGATAATGTAACTGAATGTTCCTACTCCAGCATCAGCGCTAGATGTAACAACAAAGCTTCCATTACCCGGTACAATCTTTAACACAGACGCAGCATTCGCTTGAGTTACCCAATTACCAATAACAACACTTCCAGACGTACAGAATGCATCAGTGAAGGATTGTGCAGCGGCCCCACCGGCGGCTGCTGCTGCGGCTACCGATTTCAATCTAACTGCGGCTGTTGATACAACTACACCACCAGTAGAAGCCCCAATATCAGGGATGGTGTAAGTAGTTGTCTGACCCATTGCGCCATTGCTAAGAATGGTATTAAAGTTAGCGCCAGCATTGACAGGTAATAACTCAAAAAAGCCATTAGCTGCTGTTGGTGGATACATCGTCAATGATGATGCAGTACCGCTTGCACCTAATTGCAATGTTGGATCTAAGGTTAAAACACCCGCGTTAGAAATAGTAGCATCACCAGATAGAGCAACCGATGTTGGTACAGCTCCAGCACTACCGACTAAAATATTTCCAGACGCTAACGAAGCTAGTTTGCTGAATGCAATTCCAGCAGCAGCATTAATGTCTGCGTTAACAATAACACCCGCAGCAATAGCTGCAACACCTGCATTGCTTATAGTGACATCACCACTCATTGCAACACCGGTTGCAACATTTGATGCATTACCTACAAAAATATTACCGCTTGATAATGTCGATGATAATCCCGCATTACCTGTTAAAGCGACAAATCCACCTGTTGATGAATCATAGGTATAAAAGCCAACTCCATCAGTGACATAGATTAACCATAAATCAGTAGCCGCTGTTTCAAATACACCATTTTGTAAAGCTTCCACTTCGGCAACAATTGCTGCACCCGTGAAGTAATCATTGGTAGTAATTTCAGCCGCAGAGTTATCTGTGACCATCGTTACTATATTGGGGTCGCCATTAAAATTACGCGCAATCGCTAAAATAGACATTCCTTTATCTCCTTAAATTATCCGTTAAGTTACCGTGTTTCATGATTGAGCTTTTTACGTCTGATCCTATCTAGGTCATCCATACCCAAATAGCCTACACCTTCAGCCGCAGCATCAGTGCGTACACCATATTTACCAGAGTTACCCGCTTGATCAATAAGCTCATCATGACCTGCGCGACCGACTCCTTTTCCCTCTCTAACTTCTATTGGTTTACGTGGAACATCGTCATAAGCCATGATTCACTCCTTGATTAATTACATCCTTTTTTACCCTTCAGCGCCACGTTTGCCCTTATCTAAAACACGATTAGCCTTAGCATCTATTTTTGATTTAGATGATGGTGACAGCTTACCTTTATTTACCATTTGCGTAGACCGTGCTTTTGCATTGGCAGCTCTCGCTTTTGTATCAACCGGGTATTTTTCTTGTCCCGGCAACCCAAAATCACTCTTGGGAAGGCTGTTCCGCTTGTTCGCTGTTAGCTTCGCCATCGCCATTCTCTCCTTGATTTGCTAAATCTTCCTGTACTTTTTTAGCCATCGCTTCCATTTGTTCTTTAGCATCATTTTCAATTTTATCAATCATAGTATTACATGCAAAAATAGCACCTTGTACTTGTTGAAATTGGGTCTGTAACTGAGTGCTTTGTTGAACAAATGCATCGCGTTGCTGTATGAATTGTTGTAATAAACTTACTTTGGTAGGTGTATCAGACATCTTTAACTCTCCATGTTGTTTTAAAAAATACTTACTTACTTTAGCATAAATTATGCTAAATATTATATTGCTTTTATATTGAAATAAACTCAATCATATAAACTGCACCTTGTTTACCAGCTGCACCAGCCGCAGCCGCACTATTTGCTGATCCTCCTCCATTACCGCCACAACCAAAACCTGTACCTGAAGAACCAGCTATACTTACTGTAGCAATAGCAGCTTGACCGAATACAGTGCTACCTCCCACACCACCAATACCTTGTACAGCAACCGCAAAAATAGTACCAAAAGAGGCAGGTGTTCCACCAGATAATACTGACCCTACAGTTCCAACACCTGTTGCTCCCGGAGCACCTACTTGTGCATTAAGAGCAAGTGATGCACCTGTAGAACCACCTGCGCCTGCATTAGCTTGTAATATAATAGAACCTGAACCACCGTTAGCAGTTACAACTGTATTGCCACCAGAGCCACCATTATTTGCACCAGCGCCACCGCCACCACCTGCCGCTCCTACAATTACTTGAGCAGTTGTACCACCACCTAATATTGTTGCAATAGGGAGAGTATCTTCCGCATAACCACCAGCACCACCACCACCACCAGCAGCAGCAGAACCAGCAGCAGATAAGACAACACCAGCGCCACCACCCCCACCACCAACAGATCGCATTAAAACATATTTAGTGCCCGTAGTAGGTGTATATGTAGTTGTACCTGCTACTGTAAAAGATTGAACGTTAATTCTTGTTAAAGGTGCGCTTAATGACCAAGTGGGAGCGCCAGACGCACCTGATAATAAAGCCAGCCCATTAGATGCAGTTCCTGCAAGAATGGCAGCCGCTGATGCTGTGCTATAGAAAATACCACCATTGGAAGCTGTTAAACTTGCATTAGTCCCACCACGAGTTAATGATAACTGACCAGTCCATCCAAGTGTCAAAGAAGCCGCATTAACAAGTGCAGTTGTCGGTGATCCTCCCAACGATAAGGTTACGTTGGTATCGTCTGTTTTGGTTAAAGCTGCGCCTGTTGGAATTTGTGCGGTGGTTGCAAGTGTTCCAGAGGTTGGAAAGGTTACATTTGTAATACCCGTATAAGTTTGAGTAACGGCGAAGTTACCACTTGTTGTAAATGAATTAGCAGTAGAGATATTTCCACCCGCTGTAATAGTATTGGAACCATTATTTACTCCAGTTCCGCCTCGTGTTCCAGAAAGTGTACCCGTCCATCCAACTGTAATTGACGATGCATTAACGAGAGCTGTAGTGGGCGAACCACCTAAAGTTAGAGTAACGTTCGTGTCATCAACCTTAGTTAATGCTGCACCTGTAGGAATTTGCGAAGTAGTTGCAAGCGTGCCTGTTGTTGGAAAAGTTACATTCGTAATACCAGTATAAGTTTGTGTAACAGCAAATGCACCGGATGTAGAAAATGCAGCAGCAAAATTTAAGTTACCCGCATAGGTTGCAGTTGATGAACCATTGTTAACACCAGTACCACCACGAGACCCACTTAATGTACCTGTCCACCCTAATGTTAATGAAGCTGCACGCAATAAAGCTGTTGTGGGTGTGCCGCCTAGAGATAAGGTAACGTTCGTATCGTCTGTCTTGGTTAATGCTGCGCCTGTGATATCGCTACCTGAAATAGTAGCCCATGCCGGAGCTGCTGAGTTAACGCCATCACCTGTTTGTGACAGGTATTGTTTGACAGCCGTTATATTACCAGAAAGTTTTGATAAGGTATTTGCAGCAGAACTATAAAGTGTGTCACCAAGTGTATATGTAGCAATTCCTGTGCCACCACGCGTAGCAGCTAATGAACCCGTCCATCCTAACGTTAGTGAAGTTGCGGCCAACAATGCAATCGTGGGTGAGCCACCTAAAGTTAGGGTAACATTTGTATCATCAGTTTTTGTTAATGCAGACGGTGAACCAGCGGGAATATCCGCTAAATAGGCAACGGTACCGTTCGCATCTTGGAACGTAACTGTTCTTGTGGCTAGAGTATTAGGAAATGTAAATAAAGTATCGTGTTGATAATTAGTTCCAGACGAAAATGTTAATGGTGTATTACCTGTTGAACTTATGAAATTAATACCATCGTTTTTTGCAACAATGGATATTCCTATATTTGCATCGCTTCCTCCAGCATATAAATTTGGATTAAAGCCGGTTGCTGAATTGGTAAAATTAAAATAATTAACAGCTGATGCAGTAGGTGTAAACACCATTACTATATTACCGTTACTATCTTTAACACCGGCGGGCGCTTGCAAATAACTCATCATACCCGGGCCATAATAATCGGTATCAACAATGGCTATATCCAGTGTTGCAATTCCCAAACTAATGGTTTGTTTTAATATTCCATTAGCCAATGCCCCTAGATTTTGTGCATCAGGTAGACTTGCGGATGCGGTATAAGTTAAAAATGGCCCTTGAGTAAAAGCACTCTCTTGTAATTGAGTCCACGCACCTAGCGTCGCATCATAATACTCGTATAGTTGATCATCCGTATTAAAACGCAAACGATAATTAATTGTAGAGGATGGTACCGGCCTTTGAGCAGTTGTACCCGATGGCAAAAAAGTCCATGGATTGGTTAAAATGACATTTTCGCCGCCACGTAAGCTCGGCATAATATCATCGTTATTGATATTGCCAGCATTCGTCATCTGACTGAACTTTATAGTATCGACCATCACGATATCCTTGTGATTAAGTGATATTAACCTTGAAGCTGTCTTAATGACATGCCGATGTAAGCATTAGTATCTGGTGTTATAAAATGAAGTACATCGCCGCCACGCACATAGCGTTTTTTTGGTTTAAACTCATTGTATTGTTGCGTTCCTACTGTTCCACTACTAGGAATGGTGGGAGCCGCATTCTTACAAACAAAGACGTTAGAGGTGGATGTATATTCAAAATACGCCTGATATTGTTGTTCATCTGTACCGGGTACAGTATACGTTTGTTGAACATTAGCCGCACAATTTATCTGAATACATGTATCACTAAATGGCATTGTTTCGATGTAATTTGCATTGTATGGAATAGTCATTTTATCCGTCCTTGTGATTATTGATATCTAATACATTTTTTAACTAATGCTGTGGGCTGGACAAGGCTAAATGATTGCCCACCACCACCTGCCCATCCTCCTGCACCTCCCGGTACATTAGTATTAATTCCAGTTGCAACCGACTGCGTCGAGAAGACAGCATTTGCAACTGGAACGTTTGTAGGAAGTTCGTTGCTAGTTAATGTTGTAGTAGCAGCACCACCTTTTAAACCCACTCCATTAATACCGCTTAATGTAGCACCATTTGCACCGGCTGTAGTCCATCCAAGCAAGTCTGGCACATTAAATGTAGTTGATCCATCGCCCGCGCCCCATGCAAAAAAGCGAACTAAAGATGGCCCTGTAGCCGTCGCATTTGCAGACATTGTAATTGTCGTGCCTACGATATTACTAATGGTAGTCGCTGCGGGAACCCCTGTTCCTTCTATCGCCATGCCAATGTGATAATCCGCATTTGAAACTACTGTAAACGTACTTAATCCACTTGTTAATGTCACTGTTTCAGTAGTTGTTAAGGCATTAAATAACAAATAATCACGCACGCGACTTTTAGCTGCTGCATTACATAAATAATAATGTTGGGGAACAACAAAGCCACCAAAATCAATAATGGTACCTACTGGCACAATGGGATATGCCGTATTATACGTATGATCTATTTGACGATTAATTGAATCTTGTTCAAACGGTGGCTCAAAAGGTAATTCTTGAACTACAAGTTGAAAGCTTGTCAAATAGATATCAATATTACTTGGTAAACGTAGCAAGTAATCAATATAAGCCGCTGGCGGTGTATCAGGATTGGTGGTGTCAACTAATGTCGCATGCCCTTTATATTCATTCCACGCCTCATTAATAGGTATTAAGGGCAATATTGTCGCTAATACTGCATTATTAGAATCAACCAAATCAGCAGTAATCGATTGAGGACTGCCATTCAAATGTGCTGTTACGGTTGTGGATACAATTTTATCAGACCATAACATGCCATTTTGCTCAAATCGCTGGCGCAAGATAACAGAATCAGCCGTCCAGCCATTCATGGTAAGTTGTAATGCGTAAGGTGCATTTGACGGATTAATATTTGAATTATTTAAAGGAACACGGGTAATAGTAACGGTACCAGTACCCGCAAGTAACAGTGTCCAGCCCGGAGCTATTTCAATAGGATCAGGGTCAGTGCCTGCAATCGTTACTGGATTTTGCAAGCTCATTAAAGCAAATTGAGGATTAGTTATCTGGTTACTTGAGGCGAAAGCCACCGTATTAACAGGCGTCGAACCACCTGATCCCGGTACATAATTATTGACTTCATAAATAAGGGGGTCTTGCTGTGTTTGCATTCCAGCACCAATATGCTGTCTAAACTCTAATCTATAAACAGTATCAGGTTCAAAATATATATCTACAGGGAGAGTCCCATTCGCTAAGAATTGAATAGGATTATGCCATATTTGATTGAAATTTGGGTCATGATAAACATCCGCCGGGATATAAGGAATAGTATTTTCTAACACGAACATCCAGAACGTGTCGTCAAATAACTTTCCTTGTAAATCCACCTCTGACCAAATGGGGTTAAATCCCCGTATTCCTAATGCCATTATCGACTCCTTGTCAATTAATGCTTGCTTTTTCTACATTTTAGTCATAACCTGTCATTTTTTGAGAGGTTATTTATGATTTTCTGGTTCTTTTGGTGCTTTATAATACTTTTTATATCCCGTGTTATTATATCCTGTATTCTAGATGTAATATCACCCTGTTGCGAATCAAATGCATCCAATATCAAATGCGACTGTAAAAATATGTATTAGTCTTTCCCATAATCCATAGCTTTTTTAACTCCGTAACCAATACCGCCACCTATAAGTGCAGAAATAGTCATAGGCATACCTAACTTTTTAATAACTGGCATTACAGCATCTTTAACCCGCATATATTGCGCGTAATTTCTAATACCATTCTGCAACATATCTGCTTCTGCATGCATACCTTGTCCACGTAACGCATCTTGTAATTGAGTCAACATAGTTCGTCTTAAATCTGAAACTTGTGGTGCTAATAATCGTTCGGCTGCAAGTGGAGAATTAGCTAAATTATTTTGATGTCGGCCTAATTGAGAGCGCATCGATAATGAAGCAGCATAATTTCCTTGATTACTATTGTTAAACATTTGTTTAGTTGCCTCTGTATTAGGCAGATTTCGTCTTGCTTGATTCACAACATTAGGAGAATAAGAAAAATTATTTCCTCCAAACTGTTCTGCTGCATCTTTAACAGCATCCAAATCATGCGTTCCTATTAATCGTCTCCAACCACCTGTTAACAAAGCTTTTCCCCCCATAATTTCAGGCAAATATTTAATACCGCCTTGAACCAAACTATCCATTAATGTGGGGTCGCCTTTTTGTCCTAACATACCTGCAAAATCATAATCATTTTGTTTTGGGATTAAACCTGCAATATCAACGTTAGCATTAAAAGCTGGAGAATTTTTCACAGATGCAGGTAAATTTGCATTCATCCCTTTAGAAAGCTCTTGAAGTCTATTTTGTGCTGTTTCTGCTAAATCATGAGGAAGGTTAAGTGTAGAATGACCTAACCCTGCTAATCCAATCAAAATATTTCTTGGTAATTTATGTAAAAACCCTTCTCCCTG